CCTCCAATTATGGAAGGGTTCTAAATAAATAATACTAATATGCTTCTTTTAAGTCAGTAATGCTGTTATTACTGCGTTCGCATCTGTTGCCATTGTATAAGTCTTATAACTTTCAGCACCTGTGAATAAAAGGGTTTCACCATTTAATTCCTCTAATACTGATCCTGATTGACCACCAGTAGAAGCCACCATCTGCATACCTCTATCTGTTCCCAATGCCCAGATTATATCATTTCTATCTTTTATGAAAATCACTACTTCACCTTTTGCTAATTCCACGATTTCGTTTCTTAAAGTGTTACTCATTTTTCTAAAAACCAAATTCACATTCGGCGTCCAATGAACTGATGATACTATACCATCACCTACAATTGGTTCAGTCCAATTACTATTGTCTTTAAGGAAATCATAAGAATATCCAGTATATCCAGAATTGATGTCGATTGTTGTAATCTCACCACTTGTTACGGTCATACCAGTTATATCAAGGCCTGCTTTTTCATAAATAGCTACTTTTTTGATACCGCCGTAACTTGCGTCACAACCTTTACTGTATCCTGCTATTGTTATACATCCCATTTTAATTTTCTTTTTTTTTATTAAGAGGAGGAGTTAAACTCCTCACTCTCATTTTTTAATTCCCTTATCTTATTGTAGATTTTCGTTGTTATGAACCATTAAGTCGTTGAAATAAACTCCAACACCAAATTTGAATGATCCAAGTAATCTTAATTCTACATTATCTTTTGAATACCACATATCTAAATCACCATCACTAATGCCATCATTTACAAATACCATATTTGAAGCAGGTGTAAGATACATAAATTCAACACCTCTTAATCCACCAACACCCATCACCTTGATGTTATGTCCTGGAATAGTTGTTTCTAATGTTTTACCATTTTCACTTTGTGCATAATTATATAAATTTGCACTTATTAAATACTGAACGTATAATTTAAATTTAGCAACACTCATATAAAGTGTTAAATCATTTGTAGTATATGCTCTTTCATCTACATTATCAATCATCGCCAAAATCTGTGTGTTGATTGTTGATGCTGTTGAAGTTCCACTTGCTGCTGCTGTATAAACATCACCAGTTGCTCCTGATAAGAATGAACCTATACCATCACATAAAGTAAGAACACCTGTTCCTACGGTTGAATCTGCTTGCCAGAACATATAATCCATTTGACTTGTTAAAGCCTGCATCTTATTTTCTACTACAAATTGTGCGAATGGGAATGTTTCTGGGTTTGAACCCTGTGCCATTAACTGACCATACCATTTAGGTTCAAGTGTTTTAGGACATAGTGCCTCTTTATAATCTACACTACATACAGAAACGCTTACTTGTTCCAAATTTGTATTACCACTTACCGTCCAACCGCAAGCTGCCGTTTGAAGATAAATATCATGATCTAATACATTAAGTTTCACATCTCCTTTTTGTCCTGGTATAATTTCTATACCTGAACCAATTGTTGGTGCTGAATATAATGCCTTAGCCACCAAACCTGTATTCTCGTTTGTATAATCGCTCAATGTTGAAACATCAAAAGCGAAATCATATTTTTTACTAAAACTCATTTTTTTTATTTTATTTTTGTCCTAACTTTCTAATTGCGTCAAGAGCCGCTAATCTTTTTTCAATTGCGGTTAATTCAATAGTCGCCTGTGGTGCCTGTGCTATACTTTCCACCTCTGGCTCTGCTGACATCTTTTCGATTTCAGCCTTTAATTCAATTTCCTGTTTGTTAAATTTTTCTAATTGTTGTTTCAATTCATCTACAACGATCATAAGATCATTATATTTTTCCTCAAAATTAATTTCCTCTAATGCTTCTTCTTCTGTTTCTGGTTCAGTTTCCTCTACCACTATTGGCACATACTCACTAATTACACCATTTACGATACTAAAAGTATCTCCATTTTCTAAAACATAGTCCCCATCAATAACAACAACCTCCATAATCTCATCAGTATAAACAGCAATTTCTACACCAAGCATTTCACCATCATAATATATAATAGTTCCATCTTCTAATGTTGCTTCTGCTAATTTAGTATCAACTGGTTCTAATTCAGTTTCAACTGGCACTGGTTCAACTACTTCATCTAATTCAACAACACTTTCCATACCCAAGATAGTTCTTATCTTGTCTAAAATGCTTGAATAGTTTTTTTGTTCCATATTAAAGATTGTTTTTTTTTCTACTCATATATATAAAAAAGTCGAATTTGACATAAAAAAAATAAACATATTGAAAAGTTTTATATATATAGTTGTATGGAAAATCAATGGAAATGGGTAAATGAAGATTACCAAGTTAGTAATTTTGGTGATGTGAGGAGTTTCAAAATACATTTGGGTGGGTATGTTATGAAAAAATCTAAATCCCTTAGAGGTTATTATGTGGTTGGATTAAATAAAAAAACACATTTAATCCATCAATTAGTATGGGATCACTTTGGAGATAGAAAAAGAACTGATATAGGCACCGTAAAAAAAGGAGATAAAAGAGATATGAGTAAATTACAAATAGATCATATTGATAATAACCCACTTAATAATAACATCACTAATTTACAATTGCTTACAGGAACTCAAAATCAAAATAAAAGAAAAAAAACTAAACCACCAAAAATATATAAAAATAAAAAACCAATAAAAGATAATCCAAGAAAATATAGATGCCAGTTTTCTTTTAAAGGAAGATTAATATATCTTGGAATTTATCATACAAAAGATGAAGTAAAAAAACATAAAGAAAATTTTAAAAATGATAAATATACTGGAAAATCAAATATATATTACCACTCACAATTATTTATTAAAGGAAAACATATCCATCTTGGTTGGTTTAAGAAAAAAGAAGATGCTATACAAAAAGTAAAGGAATACAAATTAAAGACTATTTAGTAATTCTTTGATTTTCAATATCATATCCTCATCTCTACTAAAATGTTTATCATACTTCTCTGTTAAGAATGCTTCAATTGATATGCCACCTATCTCACCACTTTTAATCTTGGCTTTGATGTCCTCATTTTCTATCTTATATGCTACGGCCCATGATCCATTCGGTATATCTTTAAAACCATACTTGGTCATCAGTTGGTCATCTTGGTTTTCAACGATCCAAGAATATATAAGATGGACACCTTCAATTTGTTTTTCATGTTGTTCAGTATTATTCTTAAAGTTCTCACTCATTAAAAACCCTTGACTTAATTGTCTTATTGTATCCTCACTAAAATAAACATAATATTCTTCATTAGTTTCAGGATCAAATCTAAAAATTCTTTTATCAGCAATCAGTGCTGGACTAACTATGATTCCTTGCTCTTCAATTTCCTTACCAAAAGTAAAGTTGGTTCTATCATCACCAAAATATACTAATTGTTTTTCAATAGCGGGGTAATCTACAAACCCCATCGCTGTTAAAAGATCTTCATCTCCATCAACTATCAATTCAATTTCTTTAAGTTCCTTTTTCATTTTTATCATTTTCTTTTTTATATTCTTCAAGTATATCTATCCACTTTTTCGTATATCTTACAATTCCATATTCAAAATTTATATCTATAACTTTATTCTCCTGAATAAGTTTTTTCATTTCATCTATTAACATAACTTATAAAGTAGCTTCACTTTCAATTACAGATACTCTTTCTTGTGTTGATGTTATATCTGTTTCACTAACATAAACCTTTTTGTTATTTATCACTTGTCCTATCATCGCGATAGTTTCAGCACTTAACTTAATTGATCCATCACCAGTAGAAAAATCATTTCCACCACCACCTGTATTGGCTGCTGATGCCAAATTTCTTAACGATGGAGTTGCCATACTCATATTATTAATTACACCTTCACCACCTTCAAGTTCTCCAAATGGAGTAATTATTCCACCTTGTGCATGTGATGGTCCTACTAATACTCCACCTTTTTCAAATGCTCCCAATGCCATCGCTGTCTGTGCTAAAACAGTTGCAACTCCAACAGCGGCTGATGCTATGTTTATACCAACTAACGCTTGTCCTGCTATTGGACCTAACCCCAAAGGAGGAGCGGTCAATGCTAATGAATTCGCAACCATAGTATTCTTAATAATTTGTGCTATGGCAATTGCCTTTTCAGCAACCAATGCTGCCTTTTGTATATCACTACCTTCTGCTGCTATTGATTGAATAAGTTGTAATCCTTGCTTGGCTATATCTAATTTACTATTTTCAATACCCTGCTCAAATTTTAATTTTGCTCTTGCTTGATCTGCCGCTGTCTTATCTGCTTCATCTTGAATATCTTGCTTATTTCTTAAATGCTCTTTTAATAGAAATTCCTTTTCTTCCTGTTTTAATAAATCATTTTCTAATTCGGTTTCATATCTTTCTAATTCTAATTCTTGTAAATTTTCATAATATTCGGCATCTGTTTCAGAATCTTCTAACTTCCACTCATCTTCAAGTCCTTTCTTTCTATCTCTAATTTCTTGCTGTCTTGATAGTTTATCATCTTCAATTGATTTTAATTGTTTTTCCTTTTCCAACTCGTCTGCTATTTCTTCTTTATTCAATTCTTTATTTAAGGCAGAACTTTTCATTTGATTTTCTCTTAATCTTGTAGATGCCTGTGTTCGTATCCTACTTAATTCTGCTTCCATATCCATCAATTCAACACTATCTTCAATTTTAGTATTGGTTGTTGCTAAATCAATTTTCATTTCAGCAATCTTATCTTCTTGTAGTTTGATT